CAATGTTCTTTGCAGCAGTCTCTTCAGACTGTTCTTCCTCATCATTCCCGATCTGGGAGAGAAGTGCTTTTGCCTTTTCGGCAGTCTCGATCTGAACCTTAAGGTTCTCGATCTCTGCTGTGAGCTCGCCGGCTCTCTTGATAGCATCGGCATCACCGGACTCGATCTTTGACTTAAGGCCCTGAAGTTCTGTCTGTGAGTTTTTAAGGTTTTCTTTAAGATTCATTTTCCATTCCTCCGTAAAATTCATGTTTTTAATATATTCAAGCAGTCGCTCCTTCTCCGGATTGCCTTCCTTTGGATCCTCCCCTTTCGGGTTGTCCTTAAGATCGTCCTCTCCGTCCGGTTCTTCTGCTTCGTCTAACACGCCCTGTAAGAGCGTGATAGCCTGCCTAATAGCATCCTCGTCCTTTTTGCTGTTGCGTCTTCCAGTCTTCGTCTCGGGCTCTTCGGACTTGACCGCAACAACTCCGGCATCATCATTTGCCGGAACGCAAACGCACGATATTTCGAAAAGATCAAGATCGCGGAGTTCGTGCGCTTTTGTGCCGTCTTCAAGCGTGACCACGCCATCCTCGAGTATGTCAAACGCAAAGCTGAACTTTGAGAGCCTTCCGTCCTTGTATAGCCCTCTCACTCTCTGCGCCTCGGGCGTATCATCGAAAGTCGCCACAAAATGAAGTCCCTTATCGTCTTCGTCTGCATCGGCTTTTCCGATATAGGATGCAAGGGAGTCCATCTGATGCGCCCAAAGAAGCGGAATACCCTTTCCGCCGTTCCAGCGTTCTTTCAGGGTACGAGCAAACGCGCCTTCCTTTACGACATCGCCATAAGAATCCGGCTGTCTTATCCAGGTTGAAGCGTATCCTTCAAGGGAGCCGTTGCCCTCGTCTTTGTATTCAACCTTGAATTCCTTAAACTGATTCATTTCAAACCTCCGTTAAAGCACTATTATTTCCGTGGAGCAATTACATCCACAGGTAGTATCAGGGTCTCCGTTATCATCGCCCGGCCAAAAGCACCCGTTAGAAAAGTTATCATCAATCGGAACCATCTCGCCGTTCATGGCAGCGTGTTCGTCTCTTGGATTGTCGCCCGTGACCCACACCTTCATGATGGTTTTGTGAATTCCCTGAGCTTCTGCCTGTTGAGGGGCTTCATGAAGCATTGCCCAACCTGCTGCCGTAGTAGCCAGAGCCTTGCCAAAAGTCACCGAATCTCTATTTTCGCGAACCTCAAAGACGTGCTTCGGCGTCTTTTCTTCGTCATCCGACTCAATCGCCTCTTCTAACTGCCTTAAGGTCGTTGAATTGATGGCTTTCGCTCGCCCCTCGGCAAGCGTCCGAAGATATTTCCGCGTCAATTTGGTGTTATACTCCGAACCGATAGCTTTGGCGGCTTCCCGGCCATGTGCATCAGCGATTTCGTCAATTAACGACTCCACATCATCTGCAAGCTCTTCGTCCCACCGGTCCTCGTCCCACCAGCTCGCCGATTTCGCTCCGATCTTCGGAATGACAGAAGATGCCTGTCTCTTAAAGAACTTCTTTAAGATCTCGGTCATTTTCTCGTTTTCCTCTTCGGTTGAGCGGGCCTTGAGCCTTATCGAATCCTCTTTGCTTTTGTGCTTTTGGCAAGAACATCCGGAATAAGTCTGCATGTGAGTGTCTTGGGGCGATGCCTGACCGCCTTCGGTTACATTCAAGGGAACTATCAACTGATCGCCGCCCTCAATCGGAGGCATATTATTGTCTGCTCTTGCTTCGTTTCTGGTAAGCCAGGGACCACCGACCGCACTTTGAAGAATGCTGGCGCGTTCCTCAAAGGATCCTTTTAGTTTCTCGTCGAGATAAAATTCAACATAGGTGTTCGGATCAGCTCCGATCATCGGCAGCAGGAATGCGTTGATTCTCTGCTGGATCATCTGAAGCGTAGGTCCCAAGCAATCCGCATACAGCGCCCTCGCATTATCCTTTGCACTGGCATAAGTTTGCGTTGACGTGTGCCAGATCAGAGAAGGATTGACATGATACGCTGCAGCCACATCCTCGCGGCTCAATTGCTTTGTTTCTGCGTATTGAGCCTCTTTTGCATTGAAAGCATAGGGCTTGATCTCCATGCCATCTTCAAGAAGCGGCATCTTTCCGCTATTCTCTCCGCCCTTGCCCCATCCTTCGCGGAATGCGGTAAGGAACGCCTTGCGCTGATTCTCGTCCCATGGTTGAACGTTTGCCGGGCGAGTGAGATAAGCGTTAAACCGCCCCGAACTTCTCCAAATCTCCGTCCGGAACTTGTCGGCGCTGACCTGTTCGGTCAAAGTCTGCTTCAATGCAGAGATTGGCGACTGATATCCCCCGGGATTTCCGGGGTTATACATCCGAAACTGCACGAACATATCGCGCGGAACTTCAACAATATCTCCTGACTTTGAGGATATTCTTATTTTGTCTGGCGCATAGTTCGTGGAACTTGTTGTGTTGACTATCCACTCTCGCGGTATGATGCGGAGCTGATATCCGCTTTCAGATTCAGCGTCCGGCAGAACCCATACAAAAACAGAGCCCATCAAGAAATATTCAGTGAGCAATCCATCAATGAACTCGTATGAAGTCTGATCCGGATTCGGGAGCCAGAGTAGCCGCGCTGCCGCACTTGTACGGTCTCTTTGTCTAGCCGCTTCACCGGCCCGGGTGTAGACCTTCAGCGGCAGCTGTGCTACGCTGGAAGAAAGGAAAGACACAACGGCATGAAGGTTCGACTGTGTCGCATACAGCTGTCTCGCCGTCAATCCCTCAACTATGGGAAGCTGTTCAGGCGTGATCTCTATGTGGAATTCGTTTCGCCCAAAGAGATTCCTAAGCGCCTGAATAATCTTTGGCATTTTCAACCTCCTAACAGAACACTAAGCTATATCCCTCTCGGGCATAGGCTGACTCGTATGTCTTAGCATTCTCCTTCTCTGTCTTTGTCGCCGCCGCAAATGCCATGATACAAGCAAACAGCGGCGCTATATCATCGGGGCTCTTTCTTCTATCCGGCAATGCCACACCTCCGCCCATCTGGCGAAGTTGCATGGTCTTCGCGGGCGTATCAAGTACGGGCTGTTGCAAGTGGAATATTTTTGTCCCACCTCTTTTAGTTGCCGGATCACTCGCCGCGACCCCGTCCCAGAATCTTCCCCAACTTGCTGACAAGTCGGAGCCTTCTATTGCGAACCGCTCCACTCCCTGTATGGAGCATATTTGTTCGGCAAGTCCCGTGACCGGCGCACCTCTTCCTTGGAAGGCAAGTCTTATCTTGCCCCTCATCGCTCTTGCGCGGAACCAATCTATTGCCCATTCCGTTCCCACGGCTCTAGCAACTACTTCAATATGCCAGTTTCCGTCAGATCGAAGCCCGCATACCCCGATTGAAGTCCATCGCCGGTCCTCCGACAGGTCAATTCCGAAGTAGACATCCGATTCCAGCGGGATGTTCGATGCCATATCAAGGCAAGCGTCCCAGGCTCCCTCGGGAAAAGGTTGCGGCAATATTGACTCAACCCATTGGCAAAGGCATTCTGTCCTGAATACTGCTTCCGGATCCGTGACCATAGCCGACTTTAATGCCCTTTCTGTCATGAATCCGTATCCAAGCGAAGGATTGGCTTGAGCCCATTGTTCTTTGTCGTCAAGTTCGCAATTTGGTTCAGCAGACCATTCAAACAACCCAAGGGAATCATCATCAAGCGCTTCGCCGCCCAGACTATGCCTATTTGATGCAATTCCGTCCGGATCTCCAAGCATGGCATGTGCTTGAAGCCGTAACTGTCGCAAAACTACACTTGATGCATCTCCGGCATTACTCAGTCCAAACAAGATAGCAGTAGGGCGAGCCATCATGGTTTTTGAAATGGCACCCCACGCATCCCAATTCTGTTGTTCTCGAAGTTCGTCCATCATGATAAGGTCGGATGACAAGCCCCTGGCTTTTCGTGTAGCGGCTATGACTTTATATCGCTCGCCGGAATCAAGGATCAGTTCTCTGTGACCAGCACCTCTCCGCACCCTGTCGAGAAGTGCGTTAAGTTCCGGCGTGTCTTCTATCTGCGCAACGGTGTCCTCAAAGGTTTCGGTTGCTGTTTCAAGGTTCTGCGCAGTCCCTAAAACCAAATGAGACTTGAGTCCATACAGGAAAAACAGGTTAAGCAGCACTTCAAAGAAGGTCTTTCCGTTCTGTCTAGATATCATTATGACCACATATCTGTATCTAAAGCGCCACTGTTTGCCTTCGGTTACTGTTTCAAGCGAATGTTCGGCAAGCCATTTTTGCCACGGCAAGAGTTCAACCCCTATCTCCTCGCAGAATTTACAAAAGAGGAAGCCTAAGCTGTTTTTGGGTGTAAGCTTTTTGAGGGGCTTTGTCCAAATGCGTGGCTCTGTTTTGCCAAGCATTATCCAATCTTCCTTCCGGCTATCGAATAGAGTTCAGCCATTACACCCATGGGCTTTTTCTCTTCCGGAACATTTTCCAGAATGTCGCTCAGTTGCCGGAGGCTTTTGATATAAGCAGTCATTAAATGCTCGTAGGCGGTATAATGAGGATTTTCGCGAATTCCCCTTTGCCCTCCGCCGTTGTCGTATTCGATAACGGGGTCCTCGTTTACCATCTGCCTGCGGGCGATCTTGAGTTTCTTCGCCATGAAAAGAACCGACTCCGCAAGTTCCAGCGCTTCGTCATGGAGAACACGAACGCCAGCGCATAGTTCTGTCGCTCTTTTGCTCATACCGCATCCTCCATCTTGTCTCCTTTACAGGAGTTGCAAATTATATGTGCTACCTGAACGTTGTCCCATGTATGGCTACCACCCTTTGACATCGGAATTATATGGTCAATGCTGGGATATAACGGACCGGAATACTTTGACCAACTGTGATCGTTCCAGTCACACATCCCGCCGCATATAGCGCAACGCAAGCCTTTTCTATCCACAAGTTTCTTTAGCGTTATGGACGTATCGTAAGCAACTCCGTATTTTCGAGCCCTGTGGCAATGATTGTCGGCCTCTCGGCCTTTGTGCGCTTGCCGGAGAATGCGCCTTGTTTTCTCTTTCCTGCATTTAAGGGAACAAACACCATTGTCCTGTGCTTTTTTTAGGCGACAGGATTCAACATATTCCCGAACGGTGTAGGGCTTTCCGCATATTTCACAAACGCCGGTCCTATTCAAAAACTCCTCATGGAGCTCTTTGTACGGATCCTTAGGCGGGTACGAAAGTCTATGCCATTCACGCTCTATGGCTCGAACTTCTGCTTGTTGCTTTTCAAGGCGCCTCTTTTCTTCGTTGCGTCTCGCTGTTTCTCTCTTGGAACACTCCGGGCAGATCACGTTGCCGTGCTGTAAATGGTCAACAGTGCGTTCAATTATGTTTCCGCACTTGCCGCACTTTGCTTTTGCAGTCCCCTCTTTACAAGTGTACCCACCAAGGTACTTGAAACCGATTGCAGACAAGTGTTTCGCAAGACGCTGTTCGGCTTCTTCCTTTTGTTTTTCAGTCCTGGCTTCTCGCCAGTCTCGCCCGTTCGTTAAGTGCCGCCTCTTCGCCAAATTGTTAATTTGAGCAGTTGACACCCCAAAGCGACTTGCGGTATCTTTCACCGAATGTCCTTGCGCGTAATATCTGGCTGCTTCATCTGCTTGTTTACTGTTGCACCATGCGTTCTTTACTATTCCCTTTGACATGTTTACCCGCCTTTTGGTAATCGCCTTATGTGAAACACCCGGAAACGACTAAGGCTTGCCGCTTTCGCTCCGTCGAGCTATCCGGGTGATACCACCCCTTGTATTTTTCACAGTGAATGAAGATCAC